GATACGTGCCGCTGCTGCCTGTGGAAAGGATTCAAAGGCTGATAAACTGCTTGAAGAACTTCAGGCGATATGTAATAACGAATGCAAAAGCTGTTAAGAGATGAGCTGTAATTCATGTTCAAATGTAACATTACCTGGAGTTCAAGGACCTGTAGGACCACAAGGACCAGCAGGGGCTAACGGAACCAATGGAACCAACGGAACCAACGGAACCAATGGAACCAATGGAACAGATGGAACTGACGGTGTTTCATTGATAAACACTATAACAGCTCCAGTAGCTGTTTCAGCGACATCGTATTCAAGCGCAAATGCCATAGGCGGTACACCTTGGAGCGTTCCGTTGAACACACTAAAAGACACTGGCGACACACTCAGGATTGAACTTACTGTTCTGCCTACATTTGTGGATGGCGGTGAGTACACAAATGTTAATATTGAGGTTGGTGGTCAGGTTGTTCATTTATGGACCGTATCTCCATATGACCTAACTTTTGAGCAGAATTACTACGCAAATATTCAAGTTGACCTCATAAAGACATCAGATACAACTCTAAGGGTTGAGTTTTTATATTCTCTTCATCCGCAATTCTTTTCAGACTACGCAAATAATTTAATTATGGGTGGCTCTCTTGTTGGTTCGAGTGTTTTTTCGTTCGCAAGATCTAATCAGACCATAACCGTTCCGAGTCTAATAACAAACAATACTGACGTGGATATTCAAATGAAAGTGTCTGATGCCACGTATCCAGCCAAGCTGCTTATTGGAAAACTATACTTCTTCAAAAAACTATAATCTATGGCACTGAAACAATACACGGCACTTACATCTGGTACGATAAGCATACCTGTTGATTATGCCACATCGTATCCAGATATAGTCTATGATAACAGTATCATAACTGGCACTGTAACGCTTGTTGGTAACCTTGCCGTGTCCCCAAGTGGAACGCCTATAAAGGGTCAGAAATCTGTTATATTCTGGAATGCATCAGTAACCCCTACTGGTGGTTCGGTTACCATTTTCAGTGAAAGCGTTCCTGACGAACTACTTGCATCAAATTTCATAGCAGACTGTACGTATGACGGTGCTGCGTGGGTTGTCAATATCCTACCAGACTTTGCGGGTACAGGAATAATTGCTGGTAAACTGCTTGCTGCTGATTCTGTTTCAACAGCCAAGATTCTTGATGACGCTGTTACCAACGCAAAGCTTGCGAACATTACAAGAGGTAGTATAAAGGTAGGCGGTGCTTCGAATGCTCCTACAGACCTTGACGCTTGCGAACATTACAAGAGGTAGTATAAAGGTAGGCGGTGCTTCGAATGCTCCTACAGACCTTGACGCAAAGACATCTGGAAATATACTTGTAGGTGACGGAACAGATGTTGTTTCAGTAGCTGTAAGTGGAGATGCTACTCTTTCTTCGGCAGGAGCGTTGACAGTTGCGAACAGTGCGGTAACTACAGCTAAGATAAATGACGCTGCTGTAACGCCAACCAAACTAAGTGCATCAGCAAGAAAGGAAATGGTAGCCATTCCAGTTTCGTTTGAAACTGCTGGAGAGATCGGTGTGATAAAATACACCATGTGCTTTGACTGTACGGTAGATGGAATTGAAGCTACGGTGACAAAGCCAGCGGCAACAGACACTGCAACGATCATATTCAAAGACCACGGTGGATCTGTTCTTACTGGTTCTCAGGTCGATATAACCACGAGTCTTGTTCTTGGCAACATCGTATCAACTACACCGACAGCTAATAACACATTCAGTGCTGGTGAGCAGATAACATTTGAAACAAGTAAGACAACCGCTGGAAGTGGAAACTGCACAGTGATATTGTGCCTGACTCGTGACTAATGGGCTACAGGATAGAAAATAAGGCGACAGAACTTCTCATCTACGATACGGATGGGAAGAACATCACTTATTATCCTAAGTCGGAACTGTCCGTATCTGCAAGTAGCGGGAACATCATCATTACACAGAACGGAACTCAGATATTCAATCAGGAGGCATCCAAGATAGATGACCCATCTGTAAACGGAGTGTATGACCTTGTTACTACAATAAAGGCATACCTACAGAGTGATGGAGGTGATAACTTCTCAGGAGGGTGGGCTGACTACAATGATAACGCTACGTCAGGAACACCGTTAAGTGTAACTGGTGGAGGGGCAGCAGTGGTCTTGACAAATGATACTCTCGGAACTTACACTAACGTGTCAAACCTTCCAGATGGAGTAACATCACTATGGAGTTCTTCCACCAATAAATTCGTTTGGACAGATCTGAAGGTTGGTGATATGGTTGATATCAGACTTGATATAACCGTCACTACGTCATCATCCAATACAAGTGTTGATGTTCTACTTCATTTAGGAACTGGAGGCGGGGCTTATTCCATACCATTCATTCAGGAGCATAACTTCAAAACATCTGGAACACATCAGATAACAAGGTTCAATTCTATTTACATGGGTGATGCGAACACACTTAATAACGGTGGTCAGTTCAAGATAACAGCGGATGCAAACTGCACCGTTACAGTAAATGGCTGGTACGTAAGGTGTATTAGAAAGGGAATAGTATGATATTCAATGAGCAGAACATATTGAACAGGACGGTACTCGCAAGGTGCTGCTACGCTGACCTCGGCATTGAGATGATGGAGGCTGCTGCTACTGGCGACAAGGAAGCCTATAGGTGTAAGAGAAAAAAGGCAATAATCCTGTCGTATGCCATAAAGCAAATGTGCCAATACATCGATGAGGGGGTGTACTCTCTGAATCAGAGCGAGTCAACCGCCGTCAAATGCTTCAGCGATGATGTAGCTAAGAAGTTCTTGGCTCAAATGGACGAACTGTGTGGATGCCCATGCGGATGTTCGCCATCAAAGATACTTGACGATAATCTACCTAAATACATATAAAATGGGAAAACTAAGTGTTCACGAAGGAGAGTCACTTGACAAGCTGAGAAAGGTTGTAGGAAACGGGTGTAAGAATCTTACTGGCACTGGTAATTTTACTGGTCTTAGTGCATATTGCTTTATCGCTCAGGAAGATACTGCTCTTACGACATTCAAGGTTAATGGCGTGGATTCGCTTGCATCATATGGTCTTAACAGTGTCACCATTAAAGCTGGAGCATACATTGTTGTGCCAGAAGGAAGTGTCATAACTGACATTACAATGTCATCTGGAAGCGTTATCATCTACAATTTGTAAACAATGCCAGGGATACCATTCATAAGACCAGGAGGAGGTGGTGGGACAAAAGGATCTATTTCCGTAGCCACATCGTCACCAACACCAGACTACAACGGTTCGCTGACGATCACGGCAACCGCAACAGGCATAACTCCAACGTCCTACACCTTCCAAATATCATGCTCTGATAGCGGAGATGCTTACGTCACTCAGGCATCGAACGTACTTGTTTGGACGGTCAATAGAGTAGGCAATATAGCGGTAACGGTAACAGCTACGGACGGGGTGGATTCGGTCGGAGAGACAACTACGATAAATGTGGTTGACCCGTTGAACTACGCTACGAAGTTGGTCGATTACAACCTCAACACGTTGCCTACATTGGTGGACGGGGTGATAGACATCATTCCAGACGATAGCGGTAACGGTCACGATGTAACGGCAGCAACATCGGCTAACCGTCTTTTTTATGACAGATATACGGGAAGGTCAGACACGGGCACTTCGCAGAAAGACCTTCTCAACCTTGCGTCAAGTCCATTGTCAGGGGCTACGGATTTCACGATGTTCATGAAGTTCCAAAAGCAGGCATCAAACGCAACGAACCAAAGGCTTATTTCATTCGGCACAAGCGGAACGAGTTTCAGCATCGGTCTCACATCTGCATTGGGCGGTGACTTCGTTGTAGGGTCTAACAACTTTGCACAGTACACATCGGCAGATGTTGACGTGCAAGGTGGTACGCCTGTGGCAGTCGTGAAAAGTGGAACGTCTGCATACAGCATCTACGCGGACGGGGTGCTTGCGACACCCGCTGCAACGAGTGGAAGCGCACCCGCTGCATTAGCGGTCGCAAACGGAATTTATTGGGGAACTCAGAACGGATCATTCGCTTTTACTGGCGCTGTTCAACGCATCATCATCTTTGACGGTGTATTGACCGCAACTCAGATAGCAGCCATTAACTCACGTATAAAGACCATCAACGTATGATAGATCAAGAGACACCGCAACCGTATTGGATGACATTCGATAGTCTCGAAGCATTCGCGGAGGCTATGGACAAGATTGAGACTTGGGATAAATCGCGCCCGAAGGTGATAGAGAAATCTCCTAACGCGCCCGACCCCGACCTCAGTAAACCGTACACTTATTACGATGTGGACAACCTACGCATCTGGGCGGATAATGATGTGATGAATCTATTGACATGAAAGCAGACCACACCATAGACGATTGGGGAGTCTTCAAAGACTGCGCTGTAAAATTCGGATCAAACTTCATTGACACGAAGATATGGCTGTTCACCTTTGTGGTAACACCTGTATTCACGTTCACCGAGAAGTATCTGTTCGCAGATTGGGAGTTCTTGAAGTATCTGACCGTATTCATGATGCTTGACCTTGTGACAGGCATAGCAAAGGCATTGAAGAATAAACAGGCAGTAACGTCTTACGGACTAAGGAGAACTGTTGTAAAGGCACTTCAGTACGGTGTGTTCCTGATAGTGGTTCACGGTCTTGATACATTTGAAGTGAAGGGAGAGTCGGTAGACATATTCGGATGGATAGTCACTGGAGCCTACTCATTCCTAATGGCAGTAGAAGGTAAGTCGATACTTGAGAACGTAGTTGAATTTGACGACAGGTTCGATATCGCATCGTTCATAGAGAAGATAATGAAGAGATGAAGAAACAGGCGATCACAACATTCGTAAGAAGAGGGAAGAAGAAGCTTCGAAGACACCGCAAAAGCGAGAACAAGCATAGAAGTAGTAAGAAGTACAGAGGGCAAGGGAGATAGCTTGAAGGAAAAGAAGATATGGTGTGAGTTGATGCCAGTCGAGTGCGACAAGAGATGCTTGACAACTGGAAAGTGCTCACACGCTGGCAAGTTGCCTAAGAAAAAAGATATAGAAGATGAGAAGTATCAATAAGATCATAGTGCATTGTACAGCTACACCAGAAGGAAGAGATGTATCGGTTGACACGATTAGAAAGTGGCACGTTGAAGATAATGGATGGTCAGACATTGGCTACCACTGGATCATAATGCTAAGTGGATCCATTGAAAAAGGAAGAGACGAGTCAAAGCCAGGCGCACACGCAAAGGGTCATAACGCAAACTCTATAGGGGTTGTTTACGTGGGAGGATGCGATAAAAATATGAACCCAAAAGATACAAGGACCGATGGACAAAAGGAGTCTCTCAGATGCTTACTTGAGGACATGAAGGTCAGGTATCCTAACGCTCAGATAATAGGACACAGGGACGTTTCAAACAAAGCTTGCCCATCATTTGATGCTAAAAAAGAATACTCATACATATGAACGACATTACAAAGCACCTTGTGAAAGCGTACCTACCCTACCTGATAGCATTCCTATTGGGTGTGATAGTTGCATGGAAGGGGTGTGGTGGTGAGCCGCAGGAGGTTATTACTAAGGTAATAGACAAGCCTATTCCGAAGATAGAATACGTTGACAGATTCAAGACCGATACGGTAAGATACGTTTCTAAACGTATCATATACGATACAATAGTACAGGAGAACACTGTAGAGCACATCGTTATTGATACAATGTATCTGATCGATACGCTGAAGATAGTTGAGGCTTGGCTAACGGAAGTGGTGCACTATGACACGACTGCACCATTAGTGGGTGGTGCACTTAGGTTGAGGTGGCAGAACTACCAGAACATGACGGAGAACCTACGCATTGACTATACGCCAAAGGTGGTGCGTGCAAATTTTGCACTTGGGGTTCATGGGAATGTGGGACTCATATCAGACTTCAACTCGTCATACACTCCACTCATGGGCATAGGACTACAGGCAACTATAAAGAAGACCTACTTTGGTGCTGACTATGGATTCAATGGAAAACATTACGTTGGATTAAGGGTCGGTAGGAACATTATCTCAAGATAGTTCGTATCTTTGGTGAATGAGAGCTTCTACATTCATTTGCACGAACATTGAGGAAATAGAGAGAATAAAAGAAGAAAATCAAAGGCTCGACCTTCCGTTTCCACAACAGTTACCAAAGCCAGAATACCAAGAATCAATCGGGTGGTTCCACCCAGAGGACATTGCACGAGCCTACACGAGGCACATTGATAGAACAGCCGTTGCAACACTCTTCTTTTCAGATGGAACATACATGGATGTCCGAATGACGAAAGAGGTGGAGGCCATGCTTGATGATCTATTTTAATAGACCGTTAACCCTATCAACTTCGCGGAGATCCTTGGATATCATTATGCCAGGGTCAACATCAAAGTACTTTGAGAAGAATACTATCTCAATGAGAGTTGGATATACTGCGTGTTCAACTCCCCATTCATACAGCCTTCTTCCTCTGAACTTGAGTCCCATTTGATTCATCCAGGTTATCATGTCCTTTGACTTGATCTTCCTCTTTTCGCAGAGATACATTATGTTGTCCTTGAACTGTCCAGCAACCTCCTCAGACCTGTCAAAAGCCTCCCTTGTCCATAACTGGTTACGGGACTGCATCTTCTGATATACCTCATCGGTTATCTTTAGCTTTATCTTTCTTGTGTACGCCATACTTAAAGTTAAAACAAAACCCCCAAGTTTGCAATGCAGGGACTTGAGGGAATTATAAACGATTGGTAAGTGCGCCCGACAGGGATATCCCTATCCGTTATAAGCGCACAAATCACATTGATATGCAAATATAATAAAAAGCCCCATCATTACGACAGGGCTTTCTAACTAATTGATAATCAAGTACTTACTAGAATGGCAGCCCAGAGTCATCATCCTCATCAATTCCCGCAGCAACTGGCTGCGCTTTCTTCTCTCCACCTCCAAGCATCGTCAGGTCACGAACCTTTATTTCGGTAGTGTATCGTGTGTTACCTTCCTTATCTTCCCACTTCCTTGTAGTGATACTCCCTTCAACGTACAGCTTATCACCCTTGTTAACGTACTTTTTAACAACATCAGCAAGTTTACCGTATACTACCAGGTTGTGCCACTCGGTATTCTCCTGCTTCTGTCCGCTCTTGTCGGTGTACTTTTCGGAAGTTGCAAGCGTGATGTTTGCGATGTTCCCACCTTTTGTTTCTCTTACCTCTGGGGCTTTGCCAACGTTCCCTAATAATTGTACTCTGTTTACTGAACTCATGTTATTTTGATTTGATTGATTTTCTAAGAATGTTCTCTGTCGCCTTGTCGATATCAAATGACTCAAGAGCCTTTTCAATAGTTCCTTTGCCTGACTCTATCCACTCAACGAGTTTGTTGTACTCTGCCGTTCCAGCTACTACTTTCTTCTTCGCTCCAGCACTTTTCTCAACTGGTGTTGGTTTTCTTGATGGCGATGAAGCGGCCTTCTGCATATTTGGGTTATCTGGATCAGCCTCGCTATCGTCAAGGAGAAGCAACCCATTAAGAGCGTACTTTCTGGCAAAGGATGATGCCGCCCCAAAGCACTGATCAACGGTCACCTTCTTTCTGTTCACATCTACAGCGGCATACCCAACCGAAGACACCTGCCAGTAAGTTGTAAATCCTTCTGATTCAATTAAATTATCGAGGTCGAAAATGGTAGCTGTCGACTTGATTATCGGATACGTTCCAGATTCAATGAACTCATCGGACAGGTTCAGGTAAAGATTATGCTTCTCGCAAAGAGGCTTCACCGCTTTAAGAATATCCTCCGCTGATCTGTAGTCGAACTCCCCGAAATCATTCCTTTTCGATTTCGGTACCTTGATCTCGTTCTGTAGTATTGTAAGCTTTTTCATGTCTCTAATTTACAATCATTAAATGAGATAACCTAACTCTCGGTCAATTTTTTCCAACTCTACGCCTATCAGGTATGAGTCTGGTTTTGGTATTCTTACATCGAGCATCTTGACGTTATTGTTCGCTCTTTGGTAATACCTCATGTATCCGTTCCCAGGGAACTCTATCTTCTCTACAGACTCCTTGACGAACTCGTACTTTATCTTGTTCTCAAGTTCGGTCTTTTCCTTGTCGAGCTGCTTGATCATTTCCTTTACGGTCTGGAGATGTTGTGCCTGACCAAGAAGCTCCTCGCTTCCCATCATTATCTCCTGCTCAACCTCATGTCTTTCTGAGAAGTATGCAGAGTAATTGCTATTCCCGTCTGGCTCTGGTTCCAAAGACTGTATGACCCCGATCCAGTCATTGTACGACTCCTGATCACCATCCTCCTTAGCTTGTTCGGCATGAATAAGAGCCTGTCTACCCTGTATGACCCTCTTCCAAAAGTCGTATGTCTTTTCGAGTATCATCTCAATGATCTGCTCGTTTCTTCTTATCGGGAATACCCTGAAGTTTCTTCCGTCTATCAGAACGGCTATTTCAGCGTAGTTGCACTCCATGATGAGCATCTGCTGATGCACCTGTATGATGTATGCGTCAGGAACACCATCGCTTTTCTTGAATACGAATCCGTTCATGGTCTTTATCTCAAGCGGAAAGTTCTTCGGTGCTTTCTCGTTCGAAATTGTTCCGTCATCGTTAAGTATCGGTGTCCCTTTACTTACAACCCTGTCGATGTTGCAGTACAGGTGTGGGTACTTTGGGTTCTGTATGAAACCAACAAGATGACGTGCCTGACGTATGATGTTCCCAGACATATGATTAGCAACGTAACCATCTGGAGTACCATCGTAATGTCTCCAAAGATCAGCCACATACGCCTCTTGCTGTATTCCGTGAAAAGCAGGAACGCTCGTACTCCTATCAGGCTCAAGCGTACCCACCTTCTCGTGGTATAATTCCATCTTAGTTGGTCTATAGTCGCTGTACCCGCAGACTATCGCAGCGGAGGATGCTCCGAGACCGTTCTTTCTGTACTCGAACCACTCATCGGTCCTGTCTTTGATTTTTGTTACCCAGCTTTTTTTCATGTTAGTTTATTCTGTGATGATTTAAATAACCCCATTCGCCTCCTTGTGTATCGTAGTGAAGTACGGATCCTTCACATGAAGCAATGCCACAGCGGTCTTGTAGCTGTGATAAATGGTTGCTCTGTCCCTTCCAGACAGAACTTTGCCTATCCTCGCCATCATCCTTGAGTCGTAGCCGTTCTTATTGACAATCAGGTATACGCACAGGTGTCTTGCGGCTACAGCGTCAGCCTTTCCCTTTGTCTTCTGCATGACCAGCTCTGGATTCATGCCTATGGCCTCGCAGATCTTTATGATGTCAGCAACGATTTCATCCTTGAACGATTCGTTCATAGTCTCAAACATCTCACTTCTCTGCCCTCTCCTGACCCTACTGCACCTGCCCTCTGAATAGTTCCATGCAAGGTTTTTTATCTGTCGAGATATCTCATCCACTCTCCTAACGGTCATGACCCTTCCTACAGAGTCATCGAGAAGAGGTTTGACCATTTTGTTCAGTAATGCATTCAATTCCAGTGTATCGTTCATCTCATCTCTTGTTGTATACCCATCCATCACCAAAACTTTCAAAGGATGGGTTGTTGTTCATCATTTTCCTTACAAATTCCTTGTCGGTGCCGTCATTGATCCTGTCCTGCAATAATACGCTATAATTTCCACGTACGATGTCATACGCCTCTTTTATTCCAACATATTTTTTGCCGTCAGGCACGACAGGAACACTATCATCAATCGCCTTGTTCTCGTCCTTGAACCAGACGCCTCGCATCTTCTGCTTCCATTTCTTGACCTGATTGCCCCTGCTATCCCTCCAGTAGACATGAGACGGTGACGTTCCTGCTTCATAGTACTCGAACGCCCTCTCAGCAACATCCTGTCTGTACCCATTACTTACGAAGTACTCAACAACCTCAGATAGTGTCGGGCGCATTCCAGTTTTTTTTCGGACATCTTCTTCTGGGGGTTGGTCATCGTTAGTTTCCACATCACCATCATCTACACATACATCTTTCTTCTCATTCTTATCTTTCTTATTATTCTTATTATTCTTGTTTGTTGCCCCTCGCTCGCCCTCGTCTTGCCCCTCGCTCGCCCCTCGTTTGCCCGTTTGCTCGCCCATATCATCTTCATTTGACTGGTAACTACCGTATTTACAGACAGTTACCATTGTCCCGTTGCTCGCCCCTTGTGTAACGATTTCGTTTGTGCTTTCAAGTTTTTTCAGAGCATTTCTAATTTGCTTTTCCGACAGTCCAGTCTCCCTGGAAAGCTTGCCAGTAGAGGTCAATAATTGTCCGCGACCTATCTCAATACCCCTCCACTTTTGTGGGTTATGGTTCGCAGAAAGTAGTAGATGAATGAATGTTACCTTGACATTCACGTCATCATACCACTCCCAATCAAGCAGGGATCTGTGAAGCTTCACCCACCCTATCATTTTGTCAGATCGTTTATCTGGTTCTGTATGTGTATTTCTTTCATAAGAGCCGATGAGTTTATCACG